TTGTTCGAACACGAACCTTTTCCAATGATGTGACGCTAAAGGTAGGTACTGCATCAGGTGGAACACAGAATTTAAGCACCACACTAAGCGTTACCAACACAGGAGATGGTGAATGGCAAACAAACTCTTTTACCGCTACCGCTACTACGACTTATATTGGGTTTGCAGAGTCAGGTGGAAACAATGCAGAGATAGACACCGTAGAGGTTGTAGAAAATGAAAGTCCACGTAAGCTGCGATACATCTCACACGATGAATGGTTTGATAGTTACTCTGAAATAGATCTCAATCAGACTTCAAAGAATCAATTCTCTATGCCTACATATGTTTATGAGACTTCAGATGAAAAGTATGGTATTTCACCAATACCTGACAGAATACTAAGCGTAACATACAAGTACTATAGAACACACTCTGATCTTTCTGAATATACCGATGTACCTCTTTTACCAGTTCGCTTTCACGATACAATAGTTAACAGAGCAAAGTACTACACATATATGATGAGAGCAAACGTTGCAGGAACACAACTAGCAGAGAAAGATTTTCTTACTGGTATAAAAAGAATGCGTATCGAGCTTCTCAACAGAAAGAACTATATGTATCCAAGAGGACTTCGATCATCAGGAAGATTTTTGAAAGTTAACACTTAATGCCTCAAGTAACAGAACCAGAATACATATCACCATACGTTGTTACAACATCAGGTGGTCTAGTTCTTGATAGAGATGTGTATACGATGCCTGTAGGCGCATCTTCTATTTTACAGAACTTTGAACCTTCTGTTAAAGGTGGTTATAGACGACTTGATGGAACAACAAAATACTCAAGCACACAGGTCAACGGTTCTGCAAAGGTAACAGGTGTTTCAGTATTTGCAAGTGGTGTACTAGCAATATCAGGTACTGCAGTTAAACATAGCACAGGAAGTGGATGGTCTGCTGTTTACACACAAGCAACTACACCAGTTAGACCACGATTCGAAAAGTATAACTTTGGAGGCACTGATACAATAGTGTGGGTAGATGGTGCTAATGTACCAGCGAAGTGGACAGGATCTAGTACAGGTACACTGTTAAACGCTTCTGGCGCACCAGCAAACGCAACCTCTGTAGCAGCTTTTAAGAACCATCTATTTTATGCAGGAGCATCTGCAGCTAAACAACAAGTACAATACACTGTTCCGTTTAGTGATACAGATTACACAGGATCAGGTTCTGGTAACGTAAAAGTAGACACAGAGGTAGTTGCACTTAAATCTTTCCGTGAAGATCTTATCATATTTGGTAAAGATCGTATCTACAAGATGTCTGGAAGTTCAAACTCAGACTTTGCTGTAGTGCCTATATCTCGTAACGTTGGCTGTAGCGATGGCAACAGCGTACAAGAGATTGGCGGTGACGTTATCTTTCTTGCACCAGACGGACTTAGAACAATCGCTGGTACGGCAAGAATTGGTGACGTTGAATTAGGAACAGTTTCTAAACAAATACAAGAACGTATAAATGCTATTGGATTTGATAATATATCTTCTACTATTATAAGAAGCAAAAGCCAATATAGGTTATTCTTTCCAACAACAGGTGGAACAGAGCCAAGTGCAAAAGGCGTAATCGGTGTTATCAAGTCTAACCCTCAAGGACAAATTGGGTGGGAATACTCTGACATAAAAGGCATTAAACCTGCTAGTTGTGACTCAGACTTTATAGGAACAACAGAGACTATTGTACACGGAGGATATGATGGATACGTATATCAACAAGATTCAGGAACTACATTCTCAGGTACTAACATTGACGCAATATACCGTTCACCAGATCTTACAATGGGTGATGCAGGTATACGAAAGAATATGCAACGTATTAACCTTAACTTCGATACCGAAGGATCTGTAGATGCTTCACTGTTTGTGAAGTATGACTTTGAAGATAGCAGTGTTCCACAACCTGCAGCTTACAGCTTAACAACTCAAAGTTCTGCAGCAGTATATGGTGCAGGTACATACGGTACATCAGCATACGGTGCAAGAGGTATTCCTATTGTACGACAAAGTGTAGAAGGAAGTGGTTTTACGGTTGTGATAAGAGTAGAAGATTCATCTGCTAATCCACCAATCACATTAAAAGGATTTGAGTTAGAGTTTACTCCAGGAGCTAGAATGTAATGACAGGTTATTCTTCAAGACAAAGCAGTTATACAACAGGCGACACTATTAGTGCTGCAGATTCAAATGATGAATTTGATGCCTTAGTAACTGCTTTTGGAACGAGTGGTCACACTCACGATGGTACATCAGGTAACGGTGGCGCACTATCTAAGTTGACAGGTAGTAATTCTATTACTATTGGTGCAGCAACTGCAGGTACAGACATCACTGTAACGTTTGATGGTGAGACAAACGATGGTGTATTGTTGTGGATGGAAGACGAAGACTACTTTAAATACAACGATGACATAATGGTCATTGATAACAAGAACATTATCTTTGGAACAGACTCTAATGTACTAATAGGTTATGACGAAGCCACTACAGACTCTTTGCGTATTAAAGCTGCAGAAGGTGCAGCACTAGCTATAACGTTGTGTGCTGATGAAGGTGATGATGCTGGAGATGAGTGGAAGTTAAACGTAGCAGATGGCGGTGTACTAACACTAGGTAACGATATAAACTCTGCAGGTACGCACGTAACGCATCTAACTCTAACACCTCACGCAACTGTAGCTAGTTCTACAGCAGCGTTTGCAGGTGGTGTAACTATAGCAGGTGATTTGACAATATCAGGTGATGACCTGACAATGGGAACAAACACCAGTGGGCATATATTAGTAGCTGACGGTACAAACTTTAATCCAGTAGCTGTATCAGGCGATGTAACTATGTCTTCAGGAGGTGCTATTACTATTGCTAACGGTGCAGTAGAGAACGCTATGTTAGCTGATGATGCAGTAGGTGCAGATGAGTTAGCAGCTAACGCTGTAGTAAACGCGAGTATAGCATCAGGTGCTGCAATAGCATTCAGTAAGATGGCTGACTTAACAGCCTCAAGAGCTTTAGTATCAGATGGTAGTGGAGATGTATCAGTAAGCTCAGTAACATCTACAGAGGTAGGTTATCTAGACATAACAACTCTTGGAACATCCGAAGCATCAAAAGCTGTAACAGTAGATTCTAGTGGTGATCTTATTGTTCCTGATAGTGATAAGTTTAAGTTTGGTGCTGGCAGTGATATGCAACTCTATCACGATGGCACAAACAGTTACATAGCTAATGCAACAGGTGCATTAAAGATAGCAACAGAGTCTTCAGGTATTGCAGTTACAATAGGTCACTCAACATCAGAAGTAACAGTAGCCGACAACCTTACAGTAACAGGTGATCTAACTGTAAGCGGAGACAGCGTTACACAGAACGTTACTAATTTAACTGTAGGTGATGCGCTTATTAAACTTAATCAAGCATACACTGGTTCTGGATTAGATGCTGGCTTTGTAGTAACAAGAGGTGACGGAAGTTCAACAAACACACAGAACGTAGCTTTTATTTGGGATGAATCAGCAGATGAGTTTGCTACAATTAAAGCAGCAACAGAGGACGGAGAAACAGCAGGTAACGTAACTATAACGGATTACTTTCCTCTTCATGTTGGTGCATTAACAGCAGCAGACTCTTCAACAATAGGTAATTTAACACTTGCTAATGGTTCTATAACAGATTCAAGTGGAGCAATATCTTTCGGTAACGAGAATCTATCTACAACTGGTAACTTTTCTGGTGCTGAAGTAACAGCTACAACATCGCTTCTGCCAGATGCGTCAGGTGGTGCAGATATTGGAACAGCAGCTTTAGAGTGGGGCGATGTATATATTGCAGACGATAAATACATTCAACTAGGCAGTAACCAAGACATTAAAATAGGTTACGATGAAACGACTACTGATTCTCTTGTTATTTCATCTGCTGTAGATGATGCTGCACTATCAGTTATATTGCAAGCTGATGCAGGAGCAGATGCAGGTGATGAATGGAAACTAAACGTTGCAAACGGTGGAACATTAACACTAGGTAACGACATTGCATCTGCTGGTACACACGTAACATTACTTACAGCAACACCTAATTCAACAGCAGCTAGTTCAACACTAGCTTTTGTAGGAGATGTAACATCAAAAGGTAACTCTGTAAAAACAGTAGGTAAAGAATCAATCTGGATTCCTTCTACTGCAATGACACCTGCTGATACAAATGGATGTGCAGACATTGCAACAGTAGACTCTGGTGGTAACAGTGGTCCTGATTTACGAGTTTTAGACTTTGACAAAGACAGTGATGAACACGCACAGTTCAGCATATGTATGCCGAAACAATGGGACGGTGGTAATATTACCTTTAAAGCGTATTGGGTAGGTATTGCAGCAACTACTGGATGCTCTTGGGCATTACAAGTAAAAGCACTAAATGATAACGAAGATATAAACGTAGCTTATGGTAGTGCAGTAGTAGTAGATGATTCCTCGCAAGGAAGTGCTACAGAATTACTTATAAGTCCTGAAAGCGGAGACATAGCTTGTAGCGGTGCAGCAGATGATCTGTTGTTCTGTCAAATATTTAGAGATGTAAGTGACTCTAATGATGACATGGCAGGTGACGCACGATTAGTAGGTGTACGCATATTATTTACAACTGATAAGGCAAATGACAGTTAATGAGTAAACAAGACATATTCCCACCTACACGTATACCTAGTCATTTATGTAATCTCTATGGTCAGTATATAGGTTTTGGTAGTGCAGGAGGTACAGCAGGAGGAGGTACAGCAGACTTT